AGTAATCCTTTCGGTGACTTTGGAAACTCTGGAGGTACCTTATAATGTTAGGGACATATTCTTATCATGAAATAATTAAAAAGACTGTTATCGGTTTCGGTACACTTTTTAATAATATTGAAATCCGACGCACTAAAGGTAGCAAAACAGAGGTGATGAAAGTGCCTCTTGCTTATGGTCCTAGACAAAAGTTTCTTACTCGCTTAGCTGCAGTAGGAGATTTAACTACTAAAGACCAAGTGCAGATTACTTTACCTAGATTATCTTTTGAGATACAAGGTATTAGTTATGATGCAACAAGAAAACTTTCACCTACACAATACATCCGTAACACTAAAGCTACGGGAGACAATGTAAAAAGTTATATGCCAATACCATATAACGTCAATTTTGAGTTGTCTATTATGGCAAAGAATCAAGATGATTCTCTACAAATACTAGAGCAGATTCTTCCATTCTTTCAACCTTCATTTACTATCACAATGAATCTAGTCCCAGAGCTAGGTGAGAAGAGAGACTATCCTGTCACTCTAACTGCTATTGATTATGAAGATGTTTATGAAGGAGATTACGACACACGTCGTACTCTAGTTTATAATTTGTCATTTATAGCTAAGACATTTCTATACGGTCCTGTGCAAGACGCAGACTCAGAGATTATCAAGAAGGCTATTGTTGATTATAATACAAAAGATAAAACCATGCCTACAAGGGAGGTTAGATATCAGGTTACACCAGACCCATTAACTGCTGACCCTGATGACAACTTTGGTTTTAACGAAATATTCAGTGAGTTCCAAGATGCCAAGTCGAGAAACCCAGTCACAGGACAAGACGAATAAATTTGATGGCATTGAGAATGCTCTCGATGTTAATTCAGATATAGTCCCTGTGGATAAACCACAAGTAGTAACACCAGTTGATACTGCATCCACAAAAGAGCAATTAAAGAAAGACTATGAGTATACTCGTGGTCATCTATACTCATTGGTTGAAAAGGGTCAAGAAGCAGTAGATGGTATACTTGAGTTGGCACAAGAGTCAGACCAACCTCGTGCGTTTGAGGTTGCGGGACAGTTGATTAAACATGTCGGAGACGTTGCTGACAAACTTGTAGACCTACAAAAGAAGGTCAACGAGATTGAAAACCCTAAGAAAGACAAGCAAGTCAATACTACAAACAATACAATGTTTGTTGGTAGCACTGCTGACCTTGCTAAATTCTTAAAACAACAACGCGATAAATAGTCTAGTAAGGAGAATCCAAATACAATGTCAGTATTAAACGTCATTGACACACAAACAATTACAGGGTCTGGCTCAGGTTATATCACTGTAAAATCTGGCGTGATTCGTGCATATGCAGCAAGTGCTTCAACTATTCAGATTGATGCAGGACCTGCTATAACTCTTGCTGCAGGAGAAGCAATTCTTTTGTCTGTAGGTAAATCGAAAAATGCTCAAATTAAAACAGCGACTAATGCTGCCACTATGGTTGTTACTGTATTAGGTGGTGGTACTCCTGCTCATAGATTCGTAGTCGGAGATTACATCTCGACTGCTGCAGACGGTGATACTGCATTCACATCTGATTTTATAACAGCAGCGAGTGGTGGTAAGAAGATTACTGCTATTACAGATACAACAATCACTACAGATTATGACGCATCAGGAGCTAGCGGAAATTATTCACTTGCCTCAGCAAAACTTGAAGCAGGTACAGTCCCAGTCATACAAAAAGCAGTCAAACTTACTGCAGGTTCTGCCAACGTTATCGTTGAGCAAGTCCAGATTGTCGGAGGATAATCAGGAATGCCCGCAGTCTCGAGAAAACAACAAAGATTCTTCGGGATGGTTCGACAAGCTCAAAAGGAGGGTCAAGCGAAAGCTGCCTCACCTGAGGTTGCCAGAGTTGCTTCCAGCATAAAAAAATCAGATGCAAAAGATTTTGCGTCCACTAAACATAAAGGTTTACCTGAGAAAAAGAAAATGAATGAGGAAGGTTACGACCACTACAGAGACAACATCCTTATGAAAGGTGGAGACCATAGGTCAAAGGAGACTAAGAATAGGTCTTATACTCCTAGTAAACCTATGAAGGGTAAGACTGCTGCGCAAAAAGCAGCGAAAGGTAAATCAGCACTTGATATTGTGAAAGCAAACATACGTAAACAGTATGGTAAAGGTGCTATCATGGGTGAAGATGTAAACTGTGATGACAGAAAAGCAATGGCTGCACAACATAAAGCAGTCCACAATAAAAAGAAAGATGAAACAGGTGGTATGCCTGCAACCGTAACTGCAAAAAACAGGAGAGGACAAATGCAAGGAGTTGATGAGCAATCTTTAAACGAGCTTGGTCCCAATACAATGAGAAATTATATCATAGGGGCAACAAAGGATGTTGCTAAGAGAGCATCAGACCCTGAGTCACGCTCAGGTCCTAAGTATGCAAAGAAAATGAGTAGAATGGATGGTGTGATGAAAGCAGGAGATAAACTAGCAAAGAAAGCAAGTGGTGATAAGATGGGGAGAAGTTATAAGGAAGAAGTAATACCAGAGGGAACACAAGAATCTGGACGCTCTAATTATGGTAAAGCATCCGTAAGAAATATGAGAAGGTTTGGTTATGGTGGCAACAACACTACAAAGGAAAATAGAAGAGGTGAAGCAATATCTAAAAGAGAAACAGAACATAAAGCATCTAGAGGTGTAAAAGGTAGCACTCAGAAAAGAGAAGACAAAATGAAACCTGTAAAGTGGTCTAATAAAAATAATGAAGATAACAGGACAGAAGCAGTTTTACATGAGAAAGAGACAAAATTAGATAGAGCAAAGAGAAATATTGGTAGAGACCCAAATAAGAAGACATGTTGGGATGGTTGGAGAGCAAGAGGCACTAAGATGAAGGGTGGTAAATCAGTCCCTAACTGTGTTAAAGAATCTGACATTGCATCTATACTTGCACGACTTGAGAAGAAACGTATCTCTAAAGGTGGAGACCCAGAAAAATCACCGTTACCTTCTATGAAGAAGTATCACGCTGACAAGAAAAAGAAAGTAGAAGAAGGTGTGATGGGTATGATAAAGAGAGCAGCAGGAGTAAAAGCAAAGAAAACAACTGGTAGAGATGCGGGTGCTATCGCTGCTAAGATAATGAGAGACAAGGAGCAGAAGAAGTATGTTAGTTTCTTACCCGCAAACGAAGAAGTATATACAGGACCTAAGAAAGGTGACTTAAAAGGATATGGCTCTAAAGCATTTAAAGAATATGAAAAGAATATGGACCCTAAGAAACGTCAGGCACTTAAGGACAAAGCAACTAAGGGTATGAAGTTTACACATGAAGGAATAAAGTATGATAGCAAAGGGTCTTCTATGGATTATTTTCTAGGTGCTGACCCAAAGAAAACAAAAGAATATAAAGCATTAAAGAAAAAGAAGACTCAAAAAGAAGGCACTTCTTATGGTCTATACAAAGGGTCAGGCAAACCATCAGGTGCTATGAAGAAGTATCTTGATAGAAAAGCAAAGATGCTACAGAAGAAGAGAGATTCACAGTCTGATGCTGCTAAGAATAATCCTCATTTTGATAGCACAGTGCCCTCACCATCAGGTAGAAACAAGTATGAGCACGTAAGTTTTAAGAGCTACTTTACAGAAGGCAATAAAACTGCTAGAATGTTACATAAGTCTAAAACTTCTGTTACAGGTAATATATCTGCAGATAGAGGTGGCGACGAAAAAAAGAATAAAGAGTCTCGTAAGGGACTCGAAAAAGACTTAAAGAAAAAGGGGATTGGTTACACTAAAGGTGTAGGCAAGTATAAGTATGACAGTGGTGAAACTGGCACAGAAGTCTCCTATCAGACTTCAAAACCTGCTAAAATGTCCAAGCGGAAGTTTGGAAAAACCATGCGTCGTCTAGGTAGAAAGCACGGACAAGAATCTGTAGTCACTAAGGATAAAAGTAAACCCGCAAGACTACATGATACCGAAAGCAAGAAACCTGGGAAGTCTATAAATATAGGAAAATCTAAGCCTGGCTCTAACCCCTCAGGTGAAGGAGAAACTTCTGGCAATAAGGTCAGAGGTAAGTCACTTCCTAAAAAACAAAACAAAGGAGCGTATCATTATGGCTGAGCATAAAACTGATGCTGAAGGTTATGGTGTTTGGTATTGTGCTTATTGCGGACTCACTGCCCCACGTGGACATTGGAGACCTCGCACTTACATTGAGAAACATGAAGAGCACTGTCCTAAGAAACCATGAAAACATTTTCCCAATTCATTGCTGAAGAAGCATGGCAAAAAAAGGAAGGCAAGAATAAGTCTGGTGGACTCAATGAAAAGGGTCGCA